TGTAGTTTTTCTACAAGGCCTATGGCATCTCTTAAAATAACATAACCAGAAACCACAAAATTGAAGATATCTTCATAATATGAAAATTCAATTAACAATTTTTTAACGTCTATTGCTTGACCACTAGCAGTCAATATTTGCAGTTTATCTATACTGGCATCTTGAGAATAGTATGCAGTATTTAATGGTGATTCTGTTAAATCGTTTGTAATTTCTTCTGCCATTTATTGACTCATTAAACTTGCAAATTCATTTTCTATTTGTATAGAATATTGTTTTTTCAATAATTTGATATTTCTTTTTGCTTCGTTCGTTTCTACCTCATATTCAAAATATGTTTTTGCATTTTTTGAAGTTGTGATTGTTGTGGTGCCTGAAGGAAAAGAAAAAGATTCTGTGGTTGGTGTTAAATTATCGTATGTATACTCATCAATCACAAATTTATTTACTGTGGTTATTTCTGTTGCGGAATCATATTGAGATACAATTTTTTCAAATTGATAGACTTCTGTGTATGGATCAAATTCTTGATATTTGTCTGCAATATATTTGTTAAAATTGGTAGAATTTAGTGGCCAATCCCATTGTGGATCAAGCAATTGATTTGCAAACAAAATCAACCAATAACGATAACTGTCACCGTAATATTTGTCTGCAACAATTTCTGGTGTATCACCATCTTGTATATCGTAGGTGTAAAACAACATAGGATCATTTAACAACTTGCTGATGATGCTTGCTCTGGCCATGATATTTGTGTAAATTGTTGTTACACCTTTATCATCCGATACAACAATTTTAGGTAATTTTTGAAAATATTTCATTTTAATAACCTTGTTGAATGTCTTTACTGTCAACCAATTCCATTTCTTGGAAGCGTATATTCAATGTGGTTTGAACTGGTGCGCCATCTTCATGTGCTGCCCAACCATTTGGTGCATAATTAACATCAATATTTGTAATAACACTCTTTTTTATTCTGTTTAGATTTTTGTTTTCTTGACCATTATATAAGAAACTAACATCAAACATACCAGGAGGATTAAAGAAGAAACCCGCAAGACCAGTAACAACAGTCGGTGCTGCATATTGTCTAAAAGTTTTTATAATGTCTTTTACATTTTGTGCTTCTTGTGCAGAACTTGGTGTAAAAACAAAAGACATGTTATAATCTCTGAAATTTATACCGTTGAACATCAATTGTTGTTGTGGATTAAAAACATAACCTGCGGCATTTAATCCTAATTTCATCAATGGACCTGCTTGTTCACCAACAACAGATGTTATAGCTCTTGCAATACCACCCACAAGAAATACCGATTGTGCAGCATCAGACAATTTTAAATCAGTATATGGCGTTTCATATCCAAAATTTACTGAATCTGGCATGTATAGAGAAATGCTTTTAGAAATCTTTTCGTTTCTGGGTTGAATCACCAATTTCGTTTTTGTTAAATCTTCGGCCGCTTTGGAAATTACCTCGGATGTATTTTTTGCAATTTGTTTTAAACCATCCACACTCAATTCAACATCTTCTCTTAAAGTTATGGGTTTGGTTTCATAAATATCAAACTTAACAATATGACCTTTATAACTTGATCCAAGATCACGGGGATATTGTAATGCCTGATATGCATAACGATTGTTATACAATGCGGCTAGAGGTCCAGAAAACGGTGCGTTTGATGGATTGTTATTTGAACCATAGTTTTGTATGATTGATACTGCCATTGGTCTTTCCGGAAAAAATATATATAGTATTTATGGCATATTCAGGAACATTCAGACCCAAAAACCCTGGTAAATACGCAGGAGACCCAAACAATATCATTTACCGCTCAACTTGGGAAGCGAAAGTGATGAATTGGCTTGACAAAAACCCAGGTATAGTCAAATGGGCATCAGAAGAAGTTGCAATTCCTTATTACTCACCTGTTGATAATAAGTGGCACCGTTACTTTCCAGACTTCATTGTAAAAGTCAAAACTCAAGACGGTAAGACGAAAACCATGATGTTGGAGGTCAAACCCAAGAAACAAACACAACCTCCAGAGAAACAAAAAAGAGTGACAAAACGATATATTACTGAAGTTGCCACTTGGGGTGTAAATCAGGCTAAATGGAAATCAGCTGTAGAATATTGCAAAGACCGTGGTTGGGAGTTCAAGATTTTGACGGAAGATCATCTCGGACTCTAACCTAAATATAATATGGCATCAATACTTACCACACTTACAGACGAAAAAATTGCGGCTCAACACAGAACAATGAGCCGTGAATCTTTGACATGGTTGATGAAGCGTATACAATCGCTCAGAAATCCGTACGGAATGATTAGGCCTTTGACAAAGGAAACTCATCGTTATGTTCGTGCTAGCGACAGACAAAAGTTTCTGATGGGTGGTTTGTATTATTTTTGGTATGATCCAAAAACAAAAAAGGAACTACCATACTATGATATGTTTCCATTGGTGATGCCTTTGAAAAGAGAATCTGATGGTTTTATTGGATTAAACCTTCATTATTTACCAATTAGATACCGCATCAATTTTATGAGAAAGTTGTTGCCACTTGCAATTTATAATGATGAAGATGAAATTAAAAGAATAAGAATTACATATCCTATACTTGATGCATCAAATAGATACAAAGAGTTTAGACCGTGTATCAAAAAGTATTTGTATGGACATGTTCGTTCTAGAATATTGTCCATTGAACCTCAGGAATGGGATATTGCGTTGTATCTACCAATACAACAATTCAGAAAAGAATCTGCCAAGAATGTTTGGCAAGAATCAGTAGACCAAATAAGGACAAACTAAATGGCAGGAAGTATTGCAGATTTCAAGGCCAATTTTAAAAATGAACTTGCAAGGCCAAATCGTTTTGATGTATCAATCATCGTTCCTTCAGTTTTGACTGTTTTTGCAAGTCAGCCAAACGCCAACAGAACATTAAAATACAGTTGTGAAAACGCAACTTTACCTAGCAGAACATTGGCTACAACCGAACAGAAAACATATGGACCTATTGAAAAATATCCATATTTGTCTACATACAATGATTTGGATTTAACATTTATTGTTGATGATAAACTAAATCAAAAGTATATTTTTGATGCGTGGTTGGAATACATCAATCCAGCGTTTACAAACAACTTTAAATACAAATCTGATTACGCAACATATGTAACTGTAAACCAATACAATACACAAAATGAATTGGTTTATTCTGCCGATTTCTTAGAATGTTACCCTATTTCAACAAATCAAATGGATTTAGATTGGGGTTCAGAAGGATATCACAAATTAACTGTAACTTTTGCTTATACTAGATGGTTCAATAGAACATTCGTCATTTAAAATTGAGGAGATATTATGGCTTTACCTAAACTTGAAGTGCCAACATATGAAGTTGAATTGCCACTTTCTGGAAAGAAAATCAAATACCGACCATTCTTGGTCAAAGAACAAAAAAACCTGATGATGGCAATGGAATCCGGTGATGCGGAGACCATTCAATACAATGTCAGAGAGATTCTAAATGTCTGCACCTTGACACCAGGAATTGACATAGACGATTTGCCGATCATTGATATTGAATATTACTTCATCAACCTCCGTGCAAAATCGGTGGGTGAAATTGTGGAATCCAAATACCGTTGTAATAATGATGCAAGTGGTATAGAATGTGGTAATATTATGGAAGCCAAAGTTAATTTGAATGAGATTAAACCTGAGTGGGACGATAAGGTTGATCCGGAAATTCAATTGACTGATAAGATTGTTGTAAAGATGAGATATCCTAAGTTTGGCATTGTTAAAGATTCCGTAAATATTGATAACATTACTGAAGTAACTTTCAATATGATTGCAGGATCAATTGAATACATTTATGATGGTGAACAATTTTATTACGCAAAAGAAACAACAAAAGAAGAATTGTTGGAATTTATTGAACAATTAAGTCAATCACAATTTGAAAAGATTGAAAAGTTCTTTGCAAATCTACCTAAGATGAAAAAGAATATTAGTATGACCTGTTCCAAATGTGGTTTCATCCACAATATGGAAGTGGAGGGCCTTGAAAATTTTTTCGCATTTTGATTTGTTATGATGATTTAAAAAATTACTACAAGACTAATTTTGGATTGATACAACACCACAAATATAGTCTGACTGAACTTGAAAATATGATACCTTGGGAA